GCCGCTGTGACGACCGCCCCGAACCCGATATGGCTCGCTGTGGCAGTTGTGATTGGAAAGGCCCGATTGGCGATTGTGAGTCCGGCATGGAGCAAGAAAACTGGGAGAGGCCCAGCTACGGTGTCCACTACTGCCCGACATGCGGCGAGGCCATAGAGGATTACTTCTTTGCCGAGGGCGAAGGAGGCCAGCCATGTTGAAGTTGAACAGAGCCATCTACGGTCCTTTGCGCGACCATAGCCTGCCCTCCTGGTATGTCTACAACAGCGAAACGATGGAGGCCGTTGACGATGCCACCTTCTATGGCGATGCCCAGCGCAAGGCCGACATCCTGAACGCCCATGAGGCGCGCAACGACCGCCCGCCGGTTTACAAGACAATGCACAGCCCGGTCAAGCCACCCCTGGCCGACCAACGAACCTAACGAAGGAGAGAAGCCACATGATAGTGGAAACGAATGACATGGTGGAGCTGATAGTCAATGGAAACCTGGTAGGAGTGTTCCCCAGTGAACAAGCCTGCAAGATGTACCTTGAGAGCATGTACGGTGATGACCTGCCACCCAGTATTGCCGCTATCGCCATATTGCCTTTCGGCAAGATGGTCCCTTTCAAAGCATAGTCATCTACTGGGCCAATAACTGAGTCAATAAGGCAGCCAAACGGGTCACTTCCTGTTTGGCTGTTTTGTCATGAATGGGCCATTCGCTAATGCGGGTGGCTTTTTTGTTTTTCCCTTATAAACCGCCTAGATAGTTGAGCCTGGTGAAGCGGAGTTGGCCAGGATTTGACTATTTATCGGCGATTTTTAACCGTTTTGACAGGAAGAACCCAATGAGCAATCCGACCAAGCCGGCCTCCCCGAAGGAGCGAGCGCCCGGCAAACCCACGACGCTCACGGGCAGGGACAAGTTGACCAAGGAGCAATGGCTGGTGATTCAGGCCGGCTACGAATCAGGTGCCGTGGTCGCGGAGCTGGCCCGCAAGTATGGAGTCAACATCACCACCATACGGCGCCGGGCGGTTCGTCACAAGTGGCTCAAGCCCGGCGAACTGCGGCGCACCTCCATTGAGGAAGCCCGCGCCGAAGTCAAAGCCGAGATGAAAGAGACTTTCGCGGAAGTGGCGAAGGCCGCCAATGAGCGACACCTGAAATCCTTTCAGTACGCCCAAGTCCTGGCCCAGAAAATCATGAGGGAGATTCAACAGGCCCTGGAGTTCGGCCAGGAACAATATCTCAAGGCCAGGGCTGAGGCCATGATGACCGGCAAGCCTGTTCCCGCCCCGCCGGTCAGCAAAAGCGAGGCGCAAACCCTGGTCAGCACCTACCAGGTGCTCAAGAGCGCCATTCTGGAAGGCGAGCGGGTGGTCCTGGGCATTGACGAAAGCACCCTGCACGACAAGACCGAGAACACCCTGGCCGAGTTGTTCAAGGCGCTGGACGAGGCCCGGCGTGACGCCACCGCCCCGGAAAGTGACAGCCCGGAAGATGAAGCCCCAGACGAGGACGGCTGACTATGGCGGCCTTCCAGTGGGGCAAGTTTTCGCGTAAGGCGTATCGGTCCATTGTCGAAAGCGTGGCCCGCCTGAACTTCTGGGAGGGGTCGGTACGCTCTGGGAAAACCATAAGCTCCATTGTGCGCTGGCTGGACTTCGTGCGCACCGCCCCAACCAATGGCCGCCTGCTCATGGTGGGCCGCACCCAGGGCACCCTGAAGCGCAACATCATTGACCCTATTCTGGACATGGTGGGCAAGGACGCCCACTACAACCGGGGCACCGGCGAGCTGCACCTATTCGGGCGTGTGGTGGACACTATGGGCGCCAGCGACGAGCGTGCCCAGGAAAAGATACGCGGCGCCACCATCGCAGGCGCCTACGGCGACGAAGTGACGCTTTGGCCCGAATCGTTCTTCAAGATGCTGCTGTCCCGCTTGAGTGTTCGCGGCGCCAAGTTCTTCGGCACCACCAACCCGGACAGCCCCTACCATTGGCTGAAGGTGGAATACCTGGAGCGGGCCAGGGAGTTGGGCATCCGGGTGTTTCACTTCACCTTGGACGACAACCCCAACCTGGACCCGGATTATGTCAAAGCCCTGAAGCGTGAATACACCGGCCTCTGGTTCAAGCGATTCATTCTGGGCCTCTGGGTTTTGGCCGATGGCGTGGTGTTCGATATGTTCGACGAAGCCCGCCATGTGGTGGACGTGGCCGCCATTCTGGCCGCCCAGGGCAAAGACCGTTTTGACCGCTATTTCGTGGCCTGTGACTACGGCACCAGCAACCCCTGTACCTTCGGCCTGTACGGCTACAACGCCGGCAAGCCGCCCGTCTACCTGGTCAAGGAATACTACTATGACAGCGCCAAGAAGGGCCGCCAGAAAACCGATGGCGAGTACGCCGACGACCTGAAGGTGTTTCTGGGCGATTTGCGCCCCGTGGCCCTGTATGTGGACCCCAGCGCCGCCAGTTTCATCACCGAACTGGGCAAGCGCGGCCTGAACGTGACCCCGGCAGACAACGACGTGCTCAACGGCATTCGCTTCGTGGGCAACATGCTCACCCAGGCGGCCTTTCTGGTGGACAAGGGCTGCACCCATACCATCCAGGAGTTCGGCGGCTACCTGTGGGACGCCAAGGCCCAGAAGCGTGGCGAGGACAAACCCCTGAAGGAGCGTGACCATGCCATGGACCGCAACAGGTACGGCCTCTACACCCATTTCAAACGTGCCGGTATCCGCTATATCGGCTTCAACCTGGATTGATACCGCCATGCTGACATTCGAACACCTGCTGCTGATGGCCACCATGTTCTTCACCCTGGTGGTCATTGTGGCGCTGGTCCTGGCCGTCTGCTGGATGTTTCTGCAACGGCGCGACCTGAACGCCACCATCGACGCCCACAACGAACTGGCCACCAGCGTGGACGAACTGGGCCAAGCTGTGGGCAAGGAAATCAACGGCCTGGCCCAGGCCCTGGACGAGGCGGGCATTCCCCGGCGCCCCATCGGCTTTATGGCCGATGCCGTCAGCTATGCCGAATTGCCACCCGCCCAGGACGAGGACGACCTGGACGAGGAATGGGAGGAATAACCCGTGTCGAGAGTCAACATCACTACCCGCCGGCACCCGCTCTACACCGTCTGGGCCAGCCGCTGGGAGTTCTTCCTGAGCAGTTACCTGGGCGGTGAGGATTACATCGCCACCAACCTGTTCCAATACTTCAAGGAAGGTGACAAGGAATTTGCCGCCCGCGTCCAGCGAGCCTACCGGGAAAACCACAGCAAGCGTGTGGTGGACCTGGTGAACTCCTACCTGTTCAAAGAGGAACCTATCCGCAACACGGACAACGCCCTGCTGCGGGAGTTTCAAGAGAACGCGGACGGCCAGGGGCACACCATTTCCCGCTTCATGCGGGCCGCTTCCATTTGGGCGTCGGTACTGGGCCGGGTCTACATCGTGGTGGACAAGCCCGCCCTGGACGACGAGGAACGCACCGGCACCCAGGCCGACAACCTGAAGGCGCGGCCCTACTGCTACACCATCATGCCCCAGAACGTGCTGGACATCGCCTTTGACGAGGCGGGCCGGGTGAAGTGGGCGCTGGTGCGGGAAGAGTACCGGGACGACGACGACCCTTTCACCGCTGCCGACCAGCCGGCGGTGCGCTACCGGCTCTGGCAAAAGGGCAGCTGGATGCTGTTCTCCGATACGGGCCAGCCGCTGGACCAAGGCGAAACCGGCCTGGACGTGGTGCCCATTATTCCCCTGGACAACGAAGAACTGACCGCCTTCGTGGGGCAAAGTCTGGTGGCCGACATTGCCTACCTGGACCGGGCCATTTTCAACAACTGGAGCCGCCTGGACACCATCGTGTGCGAGCAAACCTTCAGCCAGTTGATATTCCCCGTGGAAGGGCTGGCGGCGGACATTGTGGAGAACCCGACCCTGCGCGAGCAGTTCATGACCCTGGCCACCAACCGCATCCTGTTGTATAGCGCCGCCGCCCAGGCCGCACCCCAGTTTATCAGCCCGGACGCCAGCCAGGCCGAGTTCATTCTGTCCATGCTGGAAAAACAGACGAAACAGCTCTATGCCACCTTGGGCCTGCAAGGTGAAACCGGCACCGAGGCCAAGAGTCAGTCGGGCGTGGCCAAAGCCTATGACTTTGAAAAGCTCAACAAGCTGCTGGCCGCCAAGGCCGACAACCTGGAGGCCGCGGAGAAAACCATCTACGAACTGGCCGCCCAGTGGCTGAACGTGGGCCAGGTGGAGGTTGTGGTGGACTACCCCGACGACTTCGACGTGAAAAGCCTGATGGATGAAATCGAAATGGCGGAAAGGCTGTCTCTGATGGATATAAGCGCCACCTTCAAGAAGGAATTGGACAAGTTGATTGTGGCCAAGGCCCTGCCGAAGCTGTCCGAGAAAACCCGCAGGCAGATTGATAAGGAAATCGACACCCGCGCCGAGGCCGAAGAAGAGGCGTCGAAACAGCCGGTGTTCGACTTTGACACCCAACCCAACCCTTTCAACGAGAACGACTGACGGGCCAGGCGCCCAGGCCGTTCTGACACCCATCCTGCCGGCTGGCCCGGCATCACAAGGAGCA